GAACACAGCCATGAGCACAAATGTGACCGCTGCCGGGATCATCGCTTGCTCCGCACGATCGACCGGCGCTTCCGCTTCTCGACCGGCTTATTCTTTTCCTGAAAGCTGAGGTGCGTCATGAAGATGTTCTGCCGCAATTCCCGCATGGCGTCGCCGTCCATCACCTTCGCCCCTGCGCTTACAGCGGCTTCTACGTTCTCTTCCGGGATGTAGCCGAGCTTTCCAGTAGGGGCGAGAACGCGCACGCCCTCCGGCTTCTCGCGGAATTCCAGTGGGGCTGCCACTGACTGCTCTAATTGTTCGAGGGTGTTCACTTCTTCTTTTCGCGGTGGGTTGCGGGTTTGCCGCCGAAGCCTTTAAACCAGTCCTCGCCGGGTTTGGCTTTTTCGGCGCGCGCAACAAACTTCAATCTCTCGGCATGGAAGGATTCTTCGAGCAGCACCGCATCGGGCTTCGCGGTTGATCCCACCATCCACTGCAATCCGGTTCCGGCTGAGTCGACTGGATCGTCGCCGATCTGCGCTTCGTTCCAGTCCACCTTTAACATCTCTTCCTGTTTCTTTTCGTCCCGGATCATCTGCGGGATGGCTTCGATCAGCTTGGTGCAACGGTCGGAAATCAGCCAGGTTTGTGATTCGAGCAGCATCGAGATCAAGCGCGCGCGGATCAAGCGAACGCCGGGCCGGGAATCGCAGGGGAAGGGCTTCGGGACGCGCGGGCCGAGCGCTTCGGAGATCATCTTCTCCGTGGACTTCGGCTGCTCGCGCGTCGAGCGCGGCGAGAGCTTGCCCGCATCCCAGGAGAATACAAATCCTGAGAGCCTTCTGAACCTGTGGTATTGCGCTTCGCATTCGGTGATTCGCCTGCCGACTTCGGTTTCGCTTATCCCGCGATCCCAAAGCTCATCGTACGTGATGATGTGGTTGCGTTCGTCTTTCGCGTGCCAGTGAAACGAGTGCGGGTGACCGTAGCCCCAATCGCCCGAAAGTCCGCGCGTCCAGTAGTTTTGTATTCTGGCGATCGCTTCCGCATGAGGGATGACGTGAATCTTCGGATCGAAAAGAGGGAAGTACTGCCCGGTGTACACATCCCAGTCGCCGTAAGCGACGCGCTTCGCCATCTCAGGCGGCAGTGTGAGATTTCTTTCGTGGTAGAGCTCGGAGACGTTCGGGTTGTCGCTGGCTTTGGCGATGACGCGCGCGAATTGCCCGGTGATGTCATAGTCTCGCCCGGTGCGGGGATCGGTGCCTTTGAAGTAGGCGAGGTGATCTTTCGTGATCCAGTACTTTTTAACCCAGGCATGCCCAGGCCCGCCGGGGTTGGTGGCGGCGGCGAACTTTGGGCGCTCGATGCCGGGCCAGCGGAGACGGAACCGGAGATCATTGAAGACTGAGAGCTGATGCCGGGTGAGCTCCTCCACTCCGATGGCGGCGAATTCCGCAGAGAAATACTTAGAGGGATCATCCAGGTTGCGAAGAGCAATAACACCAGAGCCGTACTCAGGGCGAAGCACGTAGTCGAGTCCGCCATCTGTCTTGGTGAGCGAACCGAGCCAGGGCGGAAACTCCGCGCGAATCTTGGTGATCTGCCGATCTTTAAGCGTTGGATAGTCTTCGCAAAACAGGCCAGTGCGAACCCCCCGTAAACCCAGAGACTCGAAAGCATCGACCAAAAAGTCGAGCAGAAACCAGCGCAGCGCGTAGCTTTTGCCGCCGCCAGCTTCTCCTTCATAGAGAACGAAATCATAGAGAGCGAGTTTGTCGAAGAATTCACGTTGCTTCTCAGTTGGGTTTATCAGCTTTCGAAGGGTGAACTCTTCCGCTGCCTGCAAAGTAGCTGGGCACATTGCCTCGACTCAAAGACTGCACTTCGCGCGTGTCGCCGGTGAAGATACCTTGCGCCGGTTTTCCATCGCGCCGGTCGGTGAGGTAGACGCGGGTATCTTTGCGCAACCGGCTATCACCGGCGAGGAGCGCTTCCCACCAGCCGCAGAGTTCGCAGTGGCATTCCTTGTGTCGCTCGACCGTGAGACATGTTTCGCACGGGATGATGAGCGCCCGGAATTTCTCGCAGGAGCAATTCTCTTCCAGCTTGCCGCAGTCTCCGCATTGCTCGGTGCAGGCGCAGAGTTTTTTCTGATTCGCGCACACTCGGCAGCCGCATACGCGCTGATGATCTGGCGGACCATCCATCGCCAGGACTGTCGTCGCAATTCCACTGTCCGCCTTCTGCTCAATCTTCGGCTTCGCGGGCCTTCCGACTCTTTTGCCGTTGGCCGCTGCTGCCGCTTTGGTGTCTCCGCCGCGTGCCATTTAGTTCAGGTTGTAAACGTTCGCTTCCATCGTCGGAACGATGATGGTGGGCATCGTTCCACCGGCCGCGAATTCAACTCCCAATCCGAAAACGAGGCTTGCGGTCGCTGTGCTGAAGGTGAAGGTGCCGTTGTACATCGATACGCCCGCAGCACTGATGAAACCAGCGGCGCCGCCGGGAGAGATCGGAGCAATCGACCAGTAAACGGTTGCAGTACCAGAGTTGATTCCGGTGATGGTGCAGGTCACATCGGCAATCGCGGAGCCAACAGCCGCGGTTCCGGCGGCGAGCCACTGCTGCGTAACTTCGGCGGTGTCAGAAGTTGTGCCGGTGGTTCCGACGAAAATAATGAACGACATTGCGCCGGTGCCGTTCGCGTTCTTCGTCATGCCGAAGCGCCAGCGCCAGGTCGTTCCAACTTGATAGCCGTTGATGAGAGTGGCAGGGCTTGCGAGATTCGAGTTCGCCAGATAGTAAGGCGTCGCCGCAACGGTGAGCTGGGATTGCGCAGCAACCGCGTTGTTATTGATCCCGTTCGGGATTTGCGCGTTGGTCGCGTTCGAGAAGTTCAGGGTGACCGTGCCGCTTGTGCCGCCTCCGGATAACCCCGTGCCTGCCGTGACTCCGGAGATCGTACCCGAACCGCTGAGGCCTGCCCACGTTCCGCTCTGGCAGGTGTAGATCGTGCCGCTCGACATGACGAGCTGCGCCGGGCTGCCCGCCGTGCAACTGCCTGAGGGCGCATTGACCACGAGCTGCAGGCCGGGAAAGTTCGAGAGACCAGGCCCGCCTTGCGCATGGCAGAGGGCGGGAATCAGGAAAGTCAACGTGAGCAGAATTCTCTTCAGCATCCGAAGGTCTCCCGGATATTGAGGCGATAGACTTCGACGCCCGGAATCACGTCGCGCATGTTTCTAAACTTGTGGCGCGCGGCGAAGTCACAGGTGGATTTGTCGCGGCAGAGGAAGTAAAGCTCGCCCACATCGCGGCGGTGTGCTTCTGCGATCGCATACTCGGCCAGGCGGGTCATGGCGCGCGCTCTCTCGCCGTTGGAGAGACCTTCGGCGAACAAAAGGTTCTCCAGCATCAGCGGCTGCTGCACGGGCAGGAACGCCGTTGTATTGCGAAAGTTGCCCAGTTCCTGACTCTGGTTTGCCGCGAGCAGAAATGTGGAATCGTGCGCGAAGATGTCGAGATCCACGAGATTCCCGTCGATCGTCGTGCGCGCGTACTCGAGCGCGAGTGCCCGCTCGCTTTCCTTCGCTAATCGGATGATCAGGTGTTCCACTATGAAGCCCTCGTCGCTCTCGCGGTGACCGTGACCGCGTTGGCAGGCTTCGCCTTCCAGTAGATCGCGCCGAATTGCCCCGCGAAGGGAATCAGCTCAAAGATCAGCCGCGTGCCGGCGCCGTTTGGTCCCGCGACCAGGTTCGCCTGCGTTTGGTCTCCGCCGGCCGCCACCTGGTTGTAACCGAGGGCGCCCAGTAGATCGTCGTCCGACTCCATAACCTGCACTTCGCAGTTGCCGGGAGCCGCCGAGAAGTCGATTTCGATTCTCAGTCCGCGCGCCGGTCCTTGCGGGTTCAGCGGCATCTGAAAGCGCTCGCTCAACTCGCCCGTGACAACCGCTTCTGCGGCGTGGATCACGTACTGATTGAGCGGCGAGTTGAAGGTGATCGAATAGGGCGGGTTGTTGGTTCCGTAGGCGGGCATCAGAGTCCTTTGAAGAGCCGAAGGTTTCGGCTGCAAAAACCTTGGAAACCTAGGGAAACAAGGCTACGTGGAGCGACTGCGGGAGCGCGGAAAAGGCTAAGTGCTTTATTCCCAGTGAAGGGCTCACGTGATACCGCCGCTTCGCACACACAGCTAAGTCTTGGTTTCGCAGCCATTTGCTAGGTTTCGGAAGGTTTCCGGAAGGTTTTCGGAGAGAGTTTCGAGCCCAAACGAGCCGTTTTTGCTCGTAAGTTGTTGAAAGTGCAATTCGACCCATTTGCACCATCGCCTATTAGGCGGCAGATTCCTGTTTCAGCTTGTGGCGCCGGCGCGTCCATCGGCTCGGGCCTTTCTTGGGGTCGATCTTGGAACCTGGTAGGCGGCCGGCGGCTCGGGCCATCTTCATGCCGGCGATTGTGTTCTCGCTGATCACTTCACGCTCCATCTCGACGGCCGCGCACATGATGCGGAAGGCGAAGCGGCCCATGGTGGTGTCGAGCTGGAAACTTTCCTGCTTGCTGAAGAAGTCGATCTTCGCATCGCAGAGTTTTTGGACGTTGGCGATCAGGTCGGGGAAGGATCGGCCGAAGCGGCTCAGGCGCCACACCAAGACACCATCGAAATCGCGCCGGCCTTTTTCCGCGTCGAGTAAGAGGCGGTCCAGCTCGGGGCGCACAACGCCTTTCTTGCCGGAGAGTCCGCGATCGACATATTCGTAAGCGATCGTGTGGCCGTGCTTCTCGCACCACTCGCGCAGCTCGCGGAGTTGTACTTCCGGATCTTGCCCGCGGAATTCATGACCGCATCCGGGATGAAGCGGAGGCTTCTTTCCGCAGACCAGGCATTTGTCGGTGGAGACGCGGGCGTAGAGGGCGAGGTTCATGGGTTACAGTGCGTCAGGATAGCCAGCAACACGGTGGGAATCAAGCCCACGACGAGCAACACCAGCTTGTGCCAGAATTGCCGGTTCTCGTACTCTCGCTGACGCTGGAAGAGCAGGTCATCGTTCCGCTTCAGGATCTCGTTCGAGTAGCGGCCCGCGTATTGAGCGGCTCGATCGGCCTGTTTGTAGGTGCCGAGTTGCTTCGCCAGGTCGATGGCGGCTTGCTTCTGTTCTTCACTCATCGCGATTCGCTTTGCGTGCCGGGAACAACTCCCAGCCGTCGAAAATCACCAACGCCAAAAGTATCTTCATCTCCTCCGTCAAAATCTCCGAAGAGGAAGCCTCGATCCAGTCGGTGCGCCACGGGTAAGGGCCGCGAAGACGCTGGAGTTCGGGAAGGGAAAGAGGTTTGGGGAGTGGCACGCATGGCTTCGACAAAAACGTTTTTCGTCTACGAGGCGCGGGCGTTGAGCGAGTGACTACCGGGTCCCGGCCCACCATCGCCGGTGCTCGTCGCGGCAGTTGGAATTCCAAGGTGTCTTGCATTCCGCTCGATTCGGGCGCGTTCATTCGGAGAAAAAAGCCCCATCCTCTCGATTCGGTACAGCAACCCACGGTAGCTGATTCCGAGATTTTGCGCCGTTTTGGTGCGATTCCAGCCGTTGGCTTCGAGCGCCTCGTTGATCAACTGGCGCTCAAACTTCGCCATCTCGGTGCGGAAACAGCTGTTGCGATTCATAAGCCTTCGAGCTGGAGCGCGTGCAGGAACGGCTTCCGCATCTGCCACACGGGGATGCCGCCGGAGGGGATTTTCTTCCAGGCCGAGGCGAAGTTCACGGCCATGATCTCGCCGCGTTCGTTCACGACCTGGCCCAGGGCTCGGAGGCGGGCGCGTTTCTGGATGGCCCGGCGACCTTCGCCATCCACGATGTATTCCGCCTGCCCGGAATTGACGGCGGCTTCGGCGCTCGAATCGGAGCAACGGAAAGAGAAGCGATCGACGGCTGGGTTGGAATCCCAGTTATAGACACGGGTGCTCATAAGAGTTTGAGGAGTGACTTTGGCGCGCACTCGGCGAAGGAAAATGCAGGACGGGGCTGGGGGAGCCGCGATTGCTGACTCTATCGGAACACAGATATGCAGCGCTAGGTTACCTTGCAAAGCGCTTCAAGTTACGAAAGTACAATGCGGCACGCCCCGTGGGACATGACCCTTCGTAAGTGGCCGAAAGACTTCCTTCTTTGGTAGGAGTGGAATCTAAGGATATGAGAACAGGAATTTCAGAACGTGCAGAAACAATTAGCCCAACTCGAACTTACCGCCCTTCGTCCCTCGGTACTCGCGGAGACGATTGACGGACTGCTGCGCCTGGTCGAGCGGGCTGAAAGAAAGCCGCCCCAGAGTGTGAAGCGGGAGAAGGTGGAGATGGGGAAGGCGGCGAGGGTATAATCCGAGGCAATGAGTAACTTCGCTTAGATGATCCGAAGATTTTCCGGGATGAGCCGTCAGTCGAGAGATTGGCGGCTTTTCTGTTTTCTGTCTATAACGCAGAGATGTTGGTGAGGGGCTTCCGGGTCCAGCTACCCGCCATAACGCTTGCTGGTGGTCAGGGAAAACGTCGTAGCGCATTGCGGCTGCTGATAGCCTCGAACCCGTCTTCGAATCGAATCCAGCAGGAATTCATCGTGCCGCGCGCGAGAACAATGCAGCGCTGGCCCTTGCGATCCATTCGATTCAAGCGGTAGACGTAGACAGTCAAGCCTTCTCCTTCTTCTGTTTGGCCCAGCGCGCCGTCGCCGCACGTTTCGCGGATGCCTTGCGCTCTTCCGGCGTCATATTCCGGGCCGCAGCCTTACCGCCTTTGCGTCCGAATTTAGCGAAGTAATCGCGGATTTCTTCTTTAGTCGGCATCACTTTGCCTGATGCACCTCGTACCCGAGCCCCGCTCCGACAAGCAATAACAGGACAGCTCGCCTCATAGACGCACAGTATCACCATTCAGAGGGGGTGCGCAACAAATATTCAAGATTCCCTTTGACAATGCGCAGGGGGTACGCATAGACTCATTCTTGTAGTCGGGACTTGTAAGTGTTCAAAGCACCTACAAGCCCCTAACCACAACGATCTATTCAGGAGATCATCATGGCTACCGCCACACTAGCACGCACCGCCCCTGTTCAAAACTCTGCCTTCTCGCCCGTCGTTGACGAACTGACTTACCGCTCCTACGCCCACAACCGCATCGTCTCGCCGGAAGTTTCACCCTCGCGCTGGGCGATCCTGTTCCCCACGCAAGCCGATCTTGAAGCCCGCTTCCGCAAAGACTACTTACCCACGCACCCATGCCTGTTTGATGTGCTGGATCAGGCCGAGAAAGTTCTCTCCTCCTGCGACTTCGGCGACGAAGCCTCCGGCGACTGCTGGGAAGATGCCACCGTTCACCACATCCAGAGCGAGAAAGAGTACTGCCTCTCGCACTTCGAGAAGGTCAGCCGATGAACTCCACCGACTACAAAGCATTCTGGGTGATTCTCGGCCTGGTGCTGTTCACTTCGCTCGGTCTGGGCTTCTGGGGCGCGATCATCCGCTTGATCTGGAAGGCGGTGCATCATGCCCACTGATCGCACCAATAACGAACCGAAAGCGGTCGTCGACTTACTCACCGAATTCCGCACCCTGCTCAACTCGCGCGACTACTGCGCGTACCACATGGTGGATATCGCGATGGCGGCGATGGCCTTCATCAACTTAGGGGAATTCGAGAAAGCGCAAAACATCCTGCAAGGGGCAGTGCTCGACTACCAGCTCGTCGAAGAAAAGATCAACAAGTTCTACGCAGAAACGTCCGGTCGAAAACATTCGCAAAAGGAGAGCGCGCCCGATGGCAACCAATCAGAACACTCCGCAGCTTGAGAACGAAGTCCACCACATCGCATTGCGTCCGCCGGATATGACGCTGGCCATCGCCCGCGCCCCGGAGCTGGTGTTGGCCGAGGCCGCGAAAGCCGCCGCCGCGCTCAAAGAAGTGATCGAGCAAAAGCCGAACAAGTGCGTCATCAACGGCAAAACCTTTCTCCAGTTCGAGGACTGGCAAACCGTGGGCCGCTTCTACGGGATCACGACGGCGGCGCGCACTACGACCTATCTCGAACAGGGCCGGACGCGCGGCTATGAGTGCGAAGCCGAAGCGATCCTTGTCGCCACCGGGCAGGTGATCGGCGCGGCGCAGGCGATGTGCATGGACGACGAGGCGAAGTGGAAAGACAAGCCGCTCTTCCAGCTTCGCTCGATGGCGCAGACGCGGGCGCAGGCAAAAGCATTTCGCGGGGTTCTCGCGTGGGTCGCGGTTCTCGCCGGGTATCAGCCGACGCCCGCCGAGGAAATGGACGGCGGGAATTCCTCGCGCGCCATCGCCTCGCGCCTCGAATGCAATCCGATGCACCCGGAGCGCGTGCGCAAGCTCTGCTTTGAAATCTCCGAATCGAAAACCATCAAAGAACTTCGCGCCCGCTATCTCTCCGCCGGAAACGAAGCCAAGAAAGCCAATGACCGCGCCGCGCTCAACGGCTTCATCGCCGCCAAGGATGCGAGAAAGGCAAAACTCCAATGACGGCTATCGAACTCGCGTTGCTCGAACAGGGAAGCGATGAGTGGGCACACGCCCGCTGCGGCAACGTCACCGCCTCCCGCGCCGCCGACGTCGTCGCCACCATCAAAAGCGGCGAAGCGGCAGTCCGGCGCAACTACCGCACCGAGATCATCTGCGAAATTCTCACAGGCGAACCGTACCCGCGCTACAAGTCGCCAGAGATGCAGTGGGGCATCGATCAGGAGCCATTTGCGCGCGCGGCCTACGAGATCGACCGCAATGTCATGGTCGATGTCTGCGGCTTCGTCCTGCACCCGGAGGTCGATCGCTTCGGCGCTTCGCCGGACGGACTGGTGCCCGACGAGGGCATGATTCAGATCAAATGCCCGAACACGTCGACGCACATTTCGTGGATGCTGGCCGGAACCGTGCCGCTCGAACACATGCCGCAGATGATTGCCGAGATGTCCTGCACCGGGCGCGAGTGGTGCGACTTCGTAAGCTACGATCCCCGGCTCCCGGAACATTTGCGCCTGTTCGTCCGGCGCTTCGCGCGCGACAACTCCTTCATCGGGGCGATGGAGCGCGAAGTCAGAAAATTCAACAAAGAGATCGACGACGTTTTAGCCAGCTTGCCCGCAGCTCCGCAGCCGATCGCGGAAATCTTGGACTGGCCGAAAGGAGACGAAGTAGAGTTTTAATCCAGGTCGAAACCGGGCTTCGGGGGAACGAGAGCCCGGTCCAGACGTGAAGCGTCTGCTGAGGAGACCAGATGGAAGAACCAAAGTTGTCGCCGATTGCCGAGAGAGCGCTGCTACTGCACTACGCAATGATTCACCACGGAGACTTGAGCGGGCTGGATTCCTTCGGCACAGATGAAGCCTCTCGCCAGTTAAATCTATTCGCGAAAATCGCCGCGGTTTCCGAAGCCGATGCGGTCGCCGCCTTTGCTGAACTTGAAGATCGCGGATTTATCGAGCGAAAAATCCCATGAACTTCCGTCGCCGCCCAATCCCTCGCACCCGCTCCTTGCCTCGCTGCCGGAGAAGCCGCAGGGTATCGTGCTCTCGATGGATCACACGGACGAGGACGAAGTTCAGTTTTGAACTTAAGATTTTCTTAAGTTTTTAAACAGTTACCATTTTTCAACCGAAAGTGAGGAGACCAACCGATGAGCACTGCACCAATCATTCAACTGCACCCCCACGATTGCGATTGCCCGGAGTGCGCAACTCTGCGCGCCGAGGCCAAGCGCGAAATCTTTCTCTCCATCGAACGCCAACGCATGCAGCGCGCCCGCTGGCCGCACAATCTCAATCACGCCATGTCCGAACTGGCGAAGCTCTTCCCGACGATGCGCGGCGTCCCCGGCACCGATCCATGGGACGTTCACCAGCTCATTGCGTGGATGAACGGCGGAGCGCCGACCACCGGCTCCTGGCACGCGGCTATGTTCCTGCTCGGCGTTTGGAACCCACATACGAAGTGGAATCAGGAAGGCGTCAAGATGCGCAAGGGCGCTACGGGGAAATTCGAACTTTTTCCAGCCATGCACGGCTGGGATCAGCAGCACATCGATGCCGCGATGGAATGGATCAGGAATCCATTTTTCCCATGATCCGTCGCCGCCCCATCCCTCGCACCAAGCTCTACCCCTCCGTCTCGCAGCACTTCGAGCTTTCAGAAGACGGGGCCGTCCGCATCTACCGGGACGGAAGGGAAGTGTGCGTGGATTCGCCGGCAGGATGGCGAGAATACAAACGAAGGGTCGAAGTGATGGTCCAGCGCCAGAACCATCGTTGCTGCCTCTGTAATCGCCGTATAAGCGTGGGAACGGCCACTTTTGAGCACCAGAGACGGAGAGGGATGGGAAGTGCGTGGAGACAGGACGCAATTGTCGATAAAGACGGGAACTGGATCAACGGGGCGGCGCACTGGGATTGCAACGTCAAAAAAGGGGAATTATATAGATGACTCGCTCCTTCGACGCTTCGCATATTGATTCCTTCGCTTCCGGCGCTTGGCCGCTTTGGTCTTGGGTTTCGGACGATACGCGAGAACTTTGTCCGCGATTCGGTCTAGCTCTGGGGGAGTTTTCATGATTTGCCTCTACGAGAGTACGTGCCCGATTGGGCTGAGTAAGAGAGAATCCGTGGAGAATGCCCTCTACGACAGCGGAGTAGTTCGTCTAGCATCGCAACGAGTTGACGCCACATATCGCGCACTGATTCCGATGCCTGGGTCTCAGTCTTTAGGGAGCGCTTATACATGTCCCTTTGGTAGCGAATGTCAGAATCCAAGATTTGGAGCTTCATGCTGTCAGTTCCTTGTAGGTGAGATGCTTTCCGACCACAGCCACTACGAACGAGTCCAGTCGATTCTGAAATGGTTAGCGACTCATGTATATAATTCCCCAAAAAAGGCTAACGCTTATTGTCTACGCCTCGCGTCTGGCGAACTTTGTCCCGGTGGGATGGGTCCCGGCCCTCCATCGGTTGGCTCGTGGGAGGGCTGTAAATACTCCGCCGCTTGCCGGAAGAATTCTTTCCCGTTCGAGATGTCGCCGCCGATGAGAGGCCGGCCGTCTTTGAGTTTGAGGGTGTACCAGCGATCGCAGGTGCCGCGCAGAAACAGGCGCATTTCAAGCCGCGCTGTTTCGGTTGGCTGGCCGAGGGAGAGCAGGAATTCGACGTACTCTTTCGGGTCCATTAGGTGAAGTCCTCCATCAGACTGCGAAGTCGTTCCAGTTTGGGAACGGAAAACAGGGGAGCTTGGGCCTGACATGCGCCGCAGTGCGGGCAGACGCGGAATTCCGGGTGCTCGTCGCACGTGAGAATGGGCAACTCTGTGGGGAGGTTCATGTCGGAGAAACAGAAGCGACAAGTCATAAAATCTTTTCTCTCTACAATGCACGGCTGGCGAACTTTGGGGCTTCCGGGTCCAGCTACCCGCCTGCGTGAAAGGCGTCGAGCACGCATCCGGGGAAATCGCACGGGACCGGATCGCCGGAGTAATCGAGAGAGAAGGCGGCGCTCATCGGGGCTCACCGAATCTTTCTTCGCCCGTAAACTCCGTTCCACACTCCGGGCAAAATTTCGGCTTCTGGTCGAGATGGAAATCTGACTTGCAAAGCCCGCAGCGCCACGCAAATATTGCGATGTCAACGATGCCGACTTTCGCGAGTTTCGGCAGACCTTCGCTCGGAATCGCGTAGTGCATCAACAATCGGCTCACCTGACTCTCCTTCTTTTCCGGGGGCGGGCTTGTTGCCCAAAAACTCAGTCGGCTTGTATCGGGGCTAACTGCCCGCTCCCCCAGAATCATCATCCCCACCGTCGGCAGGAACCCGCACCACCAGCCCATCTTCCAGACGAGGGCGAGAGCTAAGGTGAGGTCGGTCATAAAGTCCTTCCAGAATTTTTCAAGGGCGGCGAATTTTCGATTGCGGTTTCTTACTTTCCCCCTCTCTCCCCTAGAGAAGGGTTTTTCTGTCCGCTTCGCCGCCCTCCCAAGCCGGAGAAGGGAATTCGAGTTTTTGTTTCCCCGCCTCGAATCCCCAGCCCCCGGCAAAGAGCGATTACGATCCGAGTTTTCCTACCAGCGCAGGCCTCGCCGGCAGCTTCGGTTCCTGATCTTCCTCCGGAGGGAGCGCGAGGAACGGACTCGCAGGCCTGCCGCCAACCAGATCGTAGAGTTGGACTTCAACCTTCGCCGTGTCGATGAGCCGATCCGCGACTTCGCAAATCGCTTTCGCGCGATCGATCGGCATCGGCTTCTCGTCATCCTGCAATGCTTCGATCGTCGCAAACAGGTGGTTGCGTAAGTCGTCGATCGTGTTCTTCGGCATTTTCTTTTTCCATCCTTCCGATGCGGCGCTTAAGGGCGCCC